AAGCAATGCTGCTAGTCTAGTTAAGTTAGCAACCTCACTAGCGTTAGGGGTATTATCTAGGTTCTTACGCTCTGCTACTTCAGAGTGAGTTAGTTCTTCTAAGGTAAAGTTATTGCTTAGGTTCATTCTTAGCTTTCTTCATCTCCATGATCTTCTCCAGGGATCTTCCCCCGAAATAGAAGGACATAATTAGCATTCCCCATTGACCCAGGAGTTCAACATAGTTGTTGTTTACTTCTATATCCCATGCTGACATCGTAGCAAATGCTGAGTAGACTAAGAGAATAAACACTAGCGTCATGGGTCGTATGTTCTTAGACAACCAGCTATCACTAGCCATGTCTGCTTCTTGACGCTTAGTAAGCTCTTGGGCTTCTATGTTGTCAGCGTTTAGCTCAGCAAGCTTTCCTTCTTGCTGCATTTGTAGTAGTTCTTTCTGAGCCCTAGCCTTAGCTTCTGGATCAGGAATGAATTTATCTAGGACTTTCATCCCAACATCAAATAATGCCATTAATGGAATCATTGTTTATACCCCCAAGTTAGATACCAAGCAATGACCGCAGCCACTGCATAGCACATGAACATTGCTCTACGAACCTTTGCCAAATCTTCTTTAAACTCTCTAGTAAGTTCATTATCTTGTTTCTCTATTTTTTGTTTAACGGATTCGATTTCACCCCAGCGTTTAGTTCCATGCTTTCTTATGAAATCAGCTTTTACTTTTGCTTCCTCAATGCGAATGTCTTCTTGACGTTGCCATTCCATCAATGCTCTCTTGAAGTACTGCTCTTTAAAGACCTGTGTTTCTCGTATATGTCTCTTACGCTCTAGGTCTTTCTGTTGTGCTACTGCTGCTGCGTCCTTCTGTACATCGGTAATGCTCTTAGTGATGGACTTACTAGCCTCTCGACTAGCATCCATACTACTTGTTACAGATTTTGCTCCTTCGATAAAACCAAATTGATCTGACATGGCTCATTTTTCTTTTTTCCTGCGAGTTTCACGAGCTGCTTCAATACGATCTAATTCAGTAGTGTATTTTTCTAAAGCTGCCTCAGCATCTAGAACTTCTCTAGTTTTTTCTTTCTTAGCTGCTCTGTTAATAAATCCTTTTAGAGCATTAATATCTTGTTTAATTTTTACCGCACCTTGATACCCAGCATCGTCATATACAATATCATATACACGAACACCAGTTAAGTATTGTGCTTCACGTTGTTCCTCAGGCAAATCAATACGAGTTTCACGAGGAGTAAAGCCTAAGATCCCAGGAGTTGTAGTAACTTCCTTAGTGATTGGATCTACTGAGCGTGTTCCAAACACACCACTAGGATTAGCTCGATCTATTTCATTTAGCATAACGATATTAGACAGTAGTTTAGCTAGATGTACAGGTATTTTCATACCAAGCATATCAGCAGTCTGTCCTTTAAACTCTTCAATGTTTTTACGACGGAAGAAGTCATAGTTAGCCATATATTCTACAGGTGCTTTTAATAACGGAGACACACCACCCAAAGCTGTAGAGATTGTACTAGAAAGCTTACCACGCTCGGTCATAGGAGCAGCAGTCTCTGTGTCTAAGAACTTAGTAAACGTAGTTAGATCAGAGAAGGGAATTAAGTTCTGTAAGGTAATTGCCCTAGAAGTACCAGGTACAGCAGGTTCTCCTAAGAACTTCTCAGCACCGTAGATAGGCATAGCTGATCTAATATAATCAGGAACATCCTCAATGTCTGGAACATCAGTCTCAAACTGAATATTCTCTTTAGCTAAGTTAAGCTTATTAACCTTATCTGGATGACGTACAATAGCTTCTAACTGCAAAGGTAAGTTCTTACGAGACCATGTATAGAAAGGCATCAAACGCTTGAGAGTGCTACGCTCAAAAGGACTTAGATCACCATAATCAAAGAGGTACTTACGCACTTGTGAAGCAGCCTCGTCAAAGTTCTTACCCTTATTTAATGAATCAATGAAGAGAGCAATACGAGCATTGTCTTCGATAGTCTGACCTACTTTAAAACCACCACGAAGAATAGGGTTACGAGTAGACAGTGTAAAAGGATTATAAGAACCGCCTTTTAACACATCTTCAACAGTCCTAGCGATATCTCCTGAGTATTGTCCTTCACCAAAGATACCACGAGTAGCCATTGCATCATAAAGTTCGTCTGTCTTATAACCAGCAATAGAACCATTCATGTTGTTCTTAGCTAGTTTAACTTGGAAAGCTGCAGCATCAGCGTATGGCTTAGGAGTAGTAACACCAGCAAGGTAGTTATTCCATAAGTTACCAACAGTATTCTTAGCATGGTAAGCTGGACGAGCACCTAGTGACCACATCTTCCACCAGTTCTGAGCACCATCATATACTCTTAAGAATTTACTAATCTCTTCGTTATTTGTCAGAGTCTGATAAGATCTGTTAAGACGCTGTGCGACTTCAGGGGCAAACTTCACACCTGGAATCTCAGGGACTGTGACGTAATTTGCAGGAGCTGCGTCAGCACGAACTCCTAATTCAGCAGCCTTATTTAAGAAGCCACGACCAGCGATAGCGTTAGCTGCGTTAAACTCAGACACACCAGCTAGAATAGCAGGATCATCTTGGAAGAACTTAGTAGTACCGTAGATGTTCTTAGAGTTAATCTCAGCTACTGTACCATCAATATCACGAGCTAGTGACTGAGGTGTCTTGGCAGAGGGACGGATACCAAAGAAGTTCTTAGCTCCTTTGCTGTTTAAAATATCATCAGCTTCTTTAGTTAATATGTGAGGCATGTAAGTCTCACCTAAGTCACCAATATCAATACCAGCAGCCTTCTGTTGTTCTAGTATTTCACGATTACGAGCTACAATCTTTTGCTCCATTATTCCAATAACATCATCACTAAGATTACCAGTCTCAATGTCTTGTACTATCTTAGCTTTTAATTCGTTAACTGGAACACCAGTCTGCTTAGACAATGCCTTAATCTGATTTTCTACTGCCTTAGCATTCTGCACACCTTCAATTCTAGCCCTGTCTCTAACATAACGATAATCATTAAACAGCTTCTGAGCTTTGTCTACATCACCTGTATTAATATTAAATGCTCTGAATAATTCATTATCTGCTAAGCGAGAAGTAATACCAACAGAATTATCTATTGTCTTAGCAGCAGTCTTAGCTGTATCAAAGAAAGGCTTAACTGTTCCTGCTTTGAGAGGATCAATAATAACATCTCCCATAAAACCTAGCAACATAGACTTTACAGGATTAGCTTTACGAAAGTCATCAGGCAAAGCTTCTTGAAAGGAAGCCTTCTCTTCTCCTTTAATACCACGAATACTAGCCTTCTGAGCATCTGCTAAGTTTTTATCAGAAAGAATTTCCCATATCGGAGCACCACTCTTAAACTCAGGAGTTTGTCCAATAGCTTTTAAATACGTAGCAGAGGCTTGGAAGGGACGACTAAGAATCTCGATAGAATCAAGTAAAAAATTACCAGTAGATTTACCAGCTTTTTGTACATCCTCAGGCAAAGCATTGTAGCCAGAACTAAAGATACTACCAATCTTACTAGCTACTTCTTTAACTGGTTCAGGAATAGCCTGAGCAATCTTATCAATAGCTGCTTTGTTTGTTTCAGCTACTAAAGGATCTGCAACAGGAGCTTGTTTACCTGCAGCAGCTTCCCTATTAGCTAACTCAGTTAAGACAGTAGTAAGCTGTGCTTGCGATATGTTATCAGGTACTTCATATGTGGAAGAACCTACTTGATATGTAGCCATGTACTTCCTTAGTTAAAGTTTTCTAACAGTAACACCATTAATTGTAGTAGTACCAGGAGCAGTAGTACCTGGCTTAGGAGCAGCAGGAGGAGCTCCAAGAGCAGACGGAGGAGTAATTGTTACGTTCCCTTTCCCTGTCCAAGGATCACGAAGTGCTTTTGATTGTGCATTTACTAGCTCAGTATTTGCTAAGTTAGCTCCTTTTAAAGGCTCAGTAGGATTAATACGAGCAGCTCTAAACAATGATATAGCAGCCTCACGCTCAGCATTCCATCGATCACCAGCAGTGAAGTTATCAGTATCAAGTTTATTAAGTTCTTTCTTATTCTTCTGAATTCTAACTTGAATATCTTCTTTATTAAGTAGTTTAGTTTCAGCTTCTAGTGTTTCTTTCTTACCTTCTTTTTCAGCTAGTTTATAAAGAGCCACACCTCTACGATAATCAGGATCACTAGTTAATCCAAATTTCTTAGCAAAAGAAGCAAACTCCTCAGCAGTCTGAGGAACAGGAACTTCTTCTTCGTTCCATCCCTTAGTAGTTGCTTTTCTTAGGATGTTAACTTTTAAAGGATCAAGAAAAGCGTCTAAAGACTCAGGACTATCTTTTACTGCTTTTAATGCCAAAGTAAATGTAGTAGTTTCTTTCTCTTTAAACTTAATAAACTCAGCTTGTGCTTGAGCCTTGGCATCAGGATACTCAGCAGGTAGTGCATCAGCTACTGCTTTGTAATACTCCGCAGTACCTACTTGATATTGTGTACCAATGTCGTTAAGTACTTTAGAGATGTCAGCAACTTTCTTGTCTACTGCAGTCTCAGTCAATCCTAAAGCAGTTCCTCCGATCTGTGCTAGAGCAATGCCCATCTTCTCGTAAGGAGAACTAGCTTGTGAATACAGATTAGACCAGAGCTTCTGTTGTTGCATGGAGTACTCAGCAGGATCGACTCCAAATAAACCTTTAGCGAATGTAGTTGCCATGATTATCCTTATTAAGCCGTTGCAGGTCGTTTAGAACCGCCATATGCCGTAGCACCACCTTGAATTAAACCAGCCCAGAAGCCAGCATTAGCAGCATTGGCTGCAGCAGTTGCACCATATTGTGTTTGTGCAGCTTGTATCTGACCACCTGTATATAGATTAGCAGCAGCTTGAGCACCTGGTTGAGAAGCTTGACCTAATTGTAAACCTAGTTGATAAGGTTGCATACCCATTTGTTCTACTTGACTAGAAGCTCCTAGTGTACCAAGCAATGGTTGGAATGCCTGAGCATACGTTCCATATTGTGTGCCTAATAAATTAGCACCAGTACCAATCAAGCCAGTACCGAAGGAAATACGCTGTTGTCCTGCTTGTTCAGCTTCAGCAGCTAACTGTAGATCTTGACTAGCTAATGCATTATAGTATGCTTGCATTTCAGGATTAGCAGGAGCACGACCTGTGCCAGTTTGAACTCCTAAACCACCACGACCAGTAGCAAAACCACGACTAAGAAGACCAGCTCGTTGTTGTTCACGTAGAGGCTGTAGCAGAGCCTGACGTGATGAGATATACTGACGAGCAGTTTCTTCAGGAGAAGCAGCTAGATATTCTTCACCTAACTGGAAAAGTCTTTGAGACGCAGGAGTTAATGGCTGTAAAGCTCCACCAGCTTGTTCAGCATAGCGAAGAGAAGGATCAAGTTGACCAAACAGTCTTTCTTGAATAGCTTGTAACTCAGGCGAAGGTGTATATCCTGCAGACGAGATATAAGGAATTCCTGTAGCTGGGTCTACTTCTCTAGTAAACTGAGATGTGCCGAACCGAGTAGTCATTCCTACTGGTCTGAACGCTGTAGCAGCAGCTCCTTCACGAGATGCTTGTCGTTGTTCTGCAGCAGCCATTTCACCCGCAGCTTTAGTTTTATCTGCTCCTGTAAATATATTTGCAATACCGCTAACTAAGCTACCCATTATTTGCTCCTACTGTAGATGTCATACATTTGTTTATCATTACCTAAAAAGGGTTGTTCATATTTAAAACCAATTACACTACCAAATTTACTTAGTTTCTTATCTCGTTGATTAACCATGGCTACTAAAGGACAGTTTATTAAATACTGCAATATGTTTAAATCTTCTAAGTACTTTGCTTTTATATCTGCTGTCCACCTACGTACATCTGTATGAAACCACAACATCCCTGCAAAGAACTCTAGAAACATTGTGTAGTCGTCTCTTAAGACTACAGGTACTTTAAAACTCAAGCTGTACGTTTCCACATACGTACTGTAATGTATGGCTGTATGTTAGCGTTAGTACCACTTACACCAGCAGTTGTGTTGGTAACAGATATTCCAGTTGTTTGTGAACTAGTAATAAAGCTATTTTGAGTTGTTGCAGCATTAAGGTTTGGAGCACGAGCACTTACACTTGCACCAGTAGCAACTGAACTTCCTAATACTTCGTTGTCTGTTATTCCAGTAGTGTGAAAGTGACCTGGATCTGTTAATGTTGCTGTATGAGTATGAGACACAACTACAGCATCTTTAGAACCGCCAGTTTCTTCTAATGTATCAAAGAGTGCATCACTTGCATTAAAACCAACCAAGACACGACCAGCACCAAAGGCTTCCCAAGTACCAAAGCCTAACAAAGTAGCTGGATTCGTAGATACAGAAGCGTTGATATAGATAGAACCTACAGGATAAGCAGCAGATAAAGTAGATAAAGCAGCAGTTACAAACGCTGTTGTTGCCAACTGAGTTGTGTTTGTACCAGCAGACGCTGTAGGTGCAGTAGGAGTGCCTGTAAGACCAGGACTATTAATATTTGCTTTTGATGCAATCGCACTAGCAACCGCAGTAAGCTCAGTATCAATCTCCGCACCTTTAACAATCTTACTTGCGTTTCCTGTTGGTAAGGTATCTTTAGCTGTAAAGTTAGTTGCTTTATTATAATCTGCCATGTTTATTCCTTAAACTATTGTTTTACCTGTTTTAATTGCTACGTCAATCTTTTGGATTGATAGAGGGTTGCCATTAATGTCTACTTCTAAACCAAGTTGCATAATCGTGCCTTGACCACCTGCATTGACAGAGAATCTATCAAGAACAATACCTGAATTGTATTCAGCAATGTTGTATTCACCGATACCGTACTCATACATGACTGCAGTATCTAACATATATGTAGTAGCTTGATAACCTTCTGTGTAATCAAAACCCCATTTAACTGCAATTGTTTGGTTAGTACCGCCAATCAATACCCAGCCAATCTTCTTTAATAACTTTAAAGAAGTAGCAGCATCAAAATCAAAGTAATTAGTATAGTACTGTAAACGATATGAAGAAGTGTTGTCAGCATGTCCGAAGTATTTAGCAATATAGCCAGGTTTACCAATAAATAAATTTCTATCTTGTGTTACGCAGAAAGCCTTAGGCTCAATACTGTCCCAAATAGTTACACGCATAGCTCCGTCTTGTAGTGCAGCTCTGGTGTCAAAACAATATACAAACTTAGTAGTCGGAAGCGTTAATAAATAAATAGCATCACGCTCAAAATAAATACTCTTGATCTTAGTTAAGTCTGTTTCCGAAGCTACAGCAGTCATTAAGTCATCACGAACATTCTTAGAGATATCACGCATTGGTAGTGACTTCTCTTGGATTACTCGCTGTAAGCTACGAACTCCTGCGTCAGATAAGAATATTACATCTGTACCTAAGCTCTGAACTGAATCACGAGCAATACATCCTACGTTATTTAATACTTCTACTAATATTAACGCAGCAGTATCTAAGGGATTAGCGTAGATCGCTGTATGTTTCTTAC